TGGGAGAGATTTCAAAGTGGAATGTAAATCATGGCAGATCTCGTTATTCAGAAGAAGAACGAAGTTTATTTAAAAGTGCATGCTGAGCCTCATCTCCACAAAGAGGCAGCAGAATATTTTACCTTTGAAATTCCCTCTGCAAAGTACATGCAGAAGACGAGAAGATACAAAGGTTGGGATGGTAAAGTAAGATTATATTCTCCTGCTACTGGGGAAATTTATTGCGGTTTAATAAATTATCTAACTGACTGGGCAAAGGACCGAGGGTATCAGGTTGAGTATTTGGAATCTCAATACTTTGGACATCCCAAGGAAGAGAACTCTCTGGTAACCCCTCAGTCTGTAGTTCAATTTGTTCGAGCTTTGAAGCTTCCTGTGAAGGCTCGTGATTACCAATACGCAGCAATATACGAGTGCCTAAAATACAACAGAAGACTCCTATTGTCGCCAACTGCAAGCGGGAAATCATTAATGATTTATGCATTAGTTCGGTTCCATGTAAATGTTAAGAGGACTGTACTTATTATAGTACCAACTACGTCTCTTGTCGAGCAAATGTATAAAGATTTTACACAGTATGGTTGGAACGCTGAGTACCACTGCCATAAAATATATGCTGGAGAAGAAAAATATACAGACCATGATGTAGTTATATCAACTTGGCAGTCCTTATATAAGGAACCAAGAAAATTTTTTGATAAGTTTGATGTTGTAATTGGTGATGAGGCTCATCTATTTAAAGCTAAATCACTTACTAAATTAATGTCTAAGTTACATGGATGTAAATATCGTATTGGATTTACTGGTACGTTAGATGGTTCAGATACTAATCAACTAGTATTAGAAGGTGTGTTTGGTAAATGTTCCAAGGTTACTAAGACATCTGAGTTGATGGAGAAGGGACATGTAGCTAAGTTAAAAGTAAAAGTTCTTGTACTTAAACATGATGAACAGATCTTTGATGGGTATCAAGATGAAATGGATTACCTTGTAGAACATGAACAACGTAATAAATTTATCCGTAACTTAGCGTGTGACCTTAAGGGAAACACATTGGTACTATTCAACTATGTTGAGAAGCACGGGCTACCTTTGTATGAGATGATAAATAGTCATACCGACAGACCAGTACATTTAGTTTATGGTGGAGTGGATGTCGATGACCGAGAACATATACGGAGTCTAGTTGAAAATGAAACGAATGCGATTATTGTTGCCAGTTATGGCACTTTCAGTACTGGGGTTAACATTAAGCGGTTGCACAACCTCGTCTTCGCCAGTCCCTCCAAGTCCAGAGTCCGTAACCTCCAGTCTATCGGGAGGGTACTTCGACAGTATAGGGGAAAAGAAGTAGCAACATTATATGATATTGCTGACGACATTACTAGAGATAATGGAAAGAACTATACTCTCCTTCATCTCTTTGAGAGACTTAAAATTTACAAAGAAGAAAATTTTAATTATGAACTTGTAGAAATCAAACTCAAATCTTATGATTAACTATGCTAAACATGAAGAAGAATTCCACGGAGTGTTTAAACTCGTTAGTGGAGAAGAGGTATTAGCTAAAGCAGTATTGACTAATGAAGAAAATTGTCAAGAGACGTTAGCATTTTTACAAGACCCAGTTTGTATACAACCCATCAACCAAGATCTAGGTAAGGGTAAGATTATGAGAGGATTGGGATTTCATCGGTGGATGATGTTATCAGATGAAGAGTTTTTTATTGTACGTGAAAAAGATATTCTTAGTGTTGCTTCTATGAGTAAACATATTATAAGTATGTACGAGAAATTTTTAATAGATGAATATGCTGATAGAAAAGATGATGATGAGACTCAGGAAATAAAAGACAAACGCACGGCACGACGCAAGACAGATATAGATAACACACAAGGGTTTGTAGGAAAAATAAATAAAGCCCGACAGGTATTCGAGAAGTTATATAAAAGCTGATACTGTATCCCTGAACCCTTAACATGGTTATCCTACTCACGATTGACAAACTTGTCAAGCCTTAGTATAATATACTCAATACAGGATACGCATATGAGGAGAGTCGCAAAAAAGAAAGAACATTATGTAAATAATGCTGAGTTCCTTGCTGCTATCGTAAAGTACAAAGACAAAGTTATTATTGCTCAAGAGAAGGGTCTTCCCAAACCTCGTGTCAGTAATTACATTGGAGGGTGCTTCTTAAAAATAGCACAACACTTATCATACAGACCAAACTTTATCAACTACATGTATAAGGATGATATGGTTTGTGATGGTATAGAGAATTGTATACAGTACATAGATAATTTTGATCCTGCTAAAAGTAAGAACCCCTTTGCTTATTTTACACAGATAGTTTACTATGCATTCCTAAGACGTATTGCTAAAGAGAAACGTCAGATGGATATCAAAGATAAGATACTTGAGAAGTCTGGGTATGAACATGTCTTCTCAGTTGATGGTGAAGCTCATGCAGATTATGCACAGATAAAAAATCGTGTAGAAATGAATACCAAGAGATGAAGATCTTACTCATAACAGATCAACACTTTGGTGTTCGTAATGACAATCTCCATTTCGTTGAGCACTATAGGAAGTTCTATAGTAACATCGTAATACCTTTTATTAAAGCATCGGGTATCAAGGAGATAATAAATTTAGGAGATACGTTTGATAAGCGTAGATCTATTAACTACATGTCTCTGGAAGCAGCGAAGGAGATGTGGTTTGACCCTGTTAAAGAATTGGGATGTAAGATGACTGCCTTGATTGGCAATCACGACATATATTATAAGAACACATTAAGAATTAACTCACCAGAAGAGTTGCTCGGAGGATATGATATAGATGTTATCGATGAACCCACTACCCGTAATTATGACGGTACTGACATTCTATTACTTCCTTGGATATGTGATGAGAACTACGACAGAACCTTACGAAGCATCACAGAAAGTACTGCACCTGTCTGTATGGGCCATCTTGAGCTTAACGGCTTTGAAGCTCATCCAGGTCATGTAATGGATAAGGGTATTGATATGAATATCTTTAGTAAGTTCAATAAGGTATTCTCTGGTCACTACCATACCAAATCTAATAAAAATAATTGTTATTATCTAGGTAATCCCTATCAGTTATATTGGAATGACTACGGACAAAAAAGAGGGTTCCATGTCTTTGATACAGAAACTCTCCGAACTACTTTTTATAGAAATCCCTTTGACACTTTTCATAAGTTGTATTATAATAATGGAGTTGTACTACCGAATGAAGAAGAAATCAAAGGAACCTTTGTCAAACTCATAGTAGAGGATAAGGGTGACTATACTAAATTTGATTACTTTGTCAGACAGCTTCAAGACATCGGACTTGCTGACCTTAAGATTGTAGAAGATCTTAGTGTTGACATAGAAGGTGGTGATGTGGTCGTAGAGACCGAAGACACCATTACTCTATTGGACAACTACATAGATGATATAGAACTTAAGGTTGATAAAAGTAATATTAAAAATATTATGAGATCTCTTTACATGGAAGCATCCGAACTCTAATGTTTATTCTGACTGAAAAGGATACTGGTGGTGTCTATGCTCTTCCAAATAATGAGAACGTTAAAACTGTTCACATGTTTGAAGAAGAGGATGATGCTAAAAGATATTTGTATCAGTTAAATGAACAAGACTATAAGAAGAAGTTGGAATTACTGGAAATAGATGTTGATGCTGTTGCCGTTAATTGTGACAAATTTGGGTATGCATATGCTATAGTCACTAGAGACGATTTAATTTTACCTCCAATTATTACCGAACCTAAAGAATGATTACCTTTGAGAGCATTAAGTGGAAGAACTTTCTTTCCACTGGTGACCAATGGACTGAGATACAATTGAATGATAGTGCATCTACACTTATTGTAGGTACGAACGGTGCAGGGAAATCTACTATGTTAGATGCCCTGTGCTTTGCTTTATTCAATAAACCTTTTCGTAAAATTAATAGAGGTCAACTTGTTAATAGTATTAATGAGAAAGGACTAAAAGTTGAGGTTTGTTTCTCTATAGGTAAAGATGAGTATAGAGTCTTCAGAGGAGTAAAACCAAATCTCTTTGAGATATATAAAAATAACAAATTCATTGATCAAGATGCTGCCACCAAAGACACACAAAAGTACCTCGAACAGACAGTCCTCAAACTTAATTTCAAGAGTTTCACACAGGTCGTCATTCTTGGTTCATCCACATTTGTCCCCTTCATGCAACTCAACGCCCCTGTCCGTAGAGAAGTTATCGAAGATCTATTGGACATCAAGGTCTTCTCAAACATGAATACTCTCCTTAAAGAGAGAGTTCGTAGTACAAATTCAAAAAACAAAGACACTATTTATTTAAAAAGCATTGCTGAAGAGAGAGTTTTCTCACAGGAAAAGTTAATTAATTCTTTAAAAGATCTAAAGTCAATTAGAAACCAAGAAAAGAAAGACAAATACAAGGCAAATATAACTAAAGTGAAAGAAAAAGAAAAGCAAAAACAATTAAAAATAGAGTGTAAGGTGTCTTTAGAGAAGTCATGTAGTGGTTTAGAAACACATAGGGATGAATTACAAGCCTTGCGAGACAAGCAAACACAAACAAAAACCGAATTAAAAAGACTAACTAAAGAAATTAAGTTTCTTGAGACACATGATGAGTGTCCTACATGTACTCAAGTAATATCTGATACGTTTAAAGAAACTCGAATGGGTTCTTTGACTAGTACTGGAGTATCATTGACTAATGATGGTAAAGAATATGAAGATAATATTAAGAAAACTCTGGAACTTATAGATGAACTCGAAAGAATTTGTGCAGAATTGTATGAGTTGCGTAGTGAAATATCATCTTTAGACCGTGATATTGTTAGATTGGAAAAGGAAAATTTAGGTATCGATAAAGAACTTAACCAACAGAAGAGTCCTAAGCTTGATGAAGAGAAAAAGATACTTAAAGAACTCTCGGATGATATGGAAAAAGTACAGGATGAGTGTAGTGGTATAAGTAAGTTGTTGGATGAATTCCAAGTAGTATCATCTTTATTAAAAGACTCTGGAATTAAGAAGCAGGTTATTAAGAAATACATTCCCGTATTCAATAACCTTATCAACAAGTATCTTCACACAATGGATTTCTTTGTTAACTTCACACTGGATGAGGAGTTTAATGAAGTAATCAAGTCACGTTTTCGTGATGAGTTTTCTTATGCATCATTCTCTGAGGGTGAGAAGCAGAAGATAGATCTGGCACTTCTATTCACATGGAGAGAGGTTGCACGTATGAAGAACTCTGCTGCCACCAATCTCCTTATACTCGATGAAGTATTTGATAGTTCTCTTGATGCTTCTGCTACAGGTGAATTACTTTCTATACTTTTAAAGTTAGGGGGAGGTACTAATCTATTTGTTATCTCACATAAAGGTGATTTACTTATTGATAAGTTTAAGCGTTGTCTTAGATTTGAAAAGCTGAATGATTTTTCTAAATTAATTGAGGAGGAATAATGAGATTTAAAGCACTAGTTAATGTTAGGTTGAGAGGTTCTGTATCTGATGCTGCTGGTAATGCAGTAATGAATAATACGCAAAGAATTGCTCCTTCTATTGAACCTCATCTATTGAGAATTGGTAAGTGTATTGATTTTTGGTTTGACGCACCAGACTATGAAACAGCAGAGAAAGAGTTGTATACTCTTAGTGATTTGTTTTTATCAAACACTGTAATAGAAGATTGGAGTTATGAACTAAATGAAACCGAAGAGACTGGCATTGGAAATATATCAAATGATAATGC